AATACTTTTGCTTTTGCTCTAGCCCTATCTGGGTTAGTTGTTTTTAGGAAAAGATCTACAGCATATAAACCAGTTCTAAGTTCATCAATAAAATCTTGATTATCAAGAATTGTGTATGAAACACCTTGACGAGCAACAGAGGTTACACGTTGAGGTAGGGCGCAAGTGTCATCATTTTCATATAACTTAACAAGTTCAATGGCAAGTAAGCGAGCAGCAGCTTTTCCTGCTAATGGTGGAGGTGTTCCATATGAATAAGTAACTTCAATATTAGAAGATGTCCAACTAGCCCCTGGTGTAGCAAGAATAGTTGAGTGCTCTACTAAATAGTAATCTCTTGGATCTATTACAACGCCATTTCTATCTCTTAGTGTATGAACTCTTATTACTTTACGACCACGAAGGCGTACGCGAGTACTTGCAGATGTTCCATCCCCTGAAAAGTCATCTTGCTGATATGGTCCTGAACCATTTAATCTAATATTTTCAACATTTCCCCTAATTAAAGTGGGAGAGTATGTAAGAATAGAGGCGCCTGTTCGGATATGAGGATCATAAGAAGATACATATCGCTCAGTAACAGTTGTTACGCCAGAGTATTTTCTTCCAGACATGCCCCAAAGTAGGTAGGAGGCTGTTTGTACAGCATCATATGCGTATTGAGACTCTGCATAAGTAGAGCCAAGTTCGTTAACATCTACCCAAAGATTGCCCATTATTTACACCAATCCTAAAGAGTAAGGGCGAACAACGGGTAGTTGTATCAATGATACGACCAACACGTCGTCCGCCCTTCTTTTACTTATATTAAGAGGTTGCATCCTCTGATGAAGCAATAATGAAGTCAACAGCGTTGTCAGCATTATATGAACTGCTACCAGGTACGTTGTACGCAGTAGTAGATCCTTGAGAGGTAAAGTCTGTAACTGCCCAGTAGCCCTTAGCAACAACTGCGGTTCCAGTATCAGCAGCAGAGGTGATAGTTCCGCTTGTTGTAGTGGTGTATGTGAAGGTTGTTGTTGTTGGAACTGCGGTAATTGTTTTAGTACCGTGAAGTGCAGAGTTTCCGTTGGTACCAGCAACAGTTACGCTATCTCCTACACGGAATCCGTGAGCAGAAGATGTTGTAATAGTTGCAGTAGTTCCAGTGCGGTATGTGTTACTAATAGTCTTAGTAATATCATCATGCCACTCGTAGAAGCCCTTTAGACCAGTTGGTGCCCATGAATCGCGAGCGTATGAGTATGGACGCTCTGCTGCAACTGGAAACTCCCAGCGGCCGTCTGGACCTGCATCAAAGGACTCATTTCCAAGACCATAGCCTTCGAAAGTGTTTGCAAGTAATCCGTTTTCAATTACACGGTCACCTGATTGACGCAACTTAACATATGGGAAAACCCAGTGGAAGTATGGACGAGTTGTTGCACGCTTTCCATCCTTCACAGCAAATGACCAAACTTCAAGAGCAACGCCGTTTCCAGCAGGGTCATCTCCAACGGCTGGTGCGGCCCAACCAATTGATGTGCGATCTGGTGAAGCATAAGTTCCTAGATTCTTACGAAGTAGTAACCCGCCTGCTAATAGAGCAGTAAGTTCTGTATCTGGCTCACAAATTGCCAGTTCCATAGTAATTCTTTTAAGAGTGTCTGGGGCTTTGTAGGAAACGCAAACTGTACCGTTTGCTGACTTCTCTACGATTTCATCGCCCTCTTCGTACTCTGGTGTAAATGAAGCGCGAAGGAACGCCGAGGTTGTATAACTATCACCTGGTTGGGTGAGTAGGTTACCTGAGGCGTCCAGTCTAGTGACACGGATCGCCACACCTTGGACGCTTGCCGCGTAGTCCTGAGTGGCCATACTGATTTCTCCTTTAGTTGGTTTTTACTTGTTCTTATTTTACGCTGTTAAATCAACTCTGATTGCTAAATGTATAGATGTATCAAAGTAAACCGCCGCTGGGCGAATTGCCTTAATACGCATATCATTTTGATTTCCCGCTACATCATAGCTTTGAGCCAGATTGTCAGCTACGACATCAACATCACCAATAAGTGTTTTGATTGTGCCAGTGCCGTACATCCATTTGTTTGTCGCTGACGCTGTTGCGCCTGTCTGTGAATCTGGACCATTTCCAGTGTAACCAGAACCAACAATAATTTTAGTTCCACTAACTGTCTGAAGGTGGCCTTTTTCTTTATTATCAAAAATCATATAGTTAGCAGATAGAAGACCAGCCACATCCTTTGTCATGTGAATAACACCGTTTTCTCCGCAAGGGGAAGTATCAGACAATTCATAGTCAAGTAATGCAAGTGCACGTTGAACAGAAAGTGCTGTAGTTCCATTAACAAGTGTTGCACTTGCGGCACTAAGTGCTTTATTTTCGTGGGATTCGCCTTTTCTAACTGCTCCATCCCATAGCTCGCGTTCAATTGACTTCTGTGTTATTCCTTCAAGTTGACGTTTAACTCTTGCTACATAGTCAAAGCCAGTAAAACCTAATGTTGAGCGATAATCTTCAGCTTCAATAAAAAATGGTTTAATTTCAGTGTATCGCGTAGGTGTTGCATTTGAGGCAATGACAGCGGATGTAGTATCTGTATCGTCCCAGTTCTTTGTAGAATAAATACTGGTATCCCACTCTTGTGAGAATCCTCTAATCCATTGATCTTCTTTTATTTTAGTATCAGGCTTTGCTACGGTGAATAGACCGAACTCTGAAGGTGTGATCTTTGGAGCTTCAAATATTCCGGTAAAAGCCATGTTCTCTATTCCTAACTTAAATCTAGTTTTTGTTTATTGTATCGGGGGAGCCTATTTCTAGGCCCCCCTTCAACAAATGGGTTACGGCTTAGTACTCGATTGTTGCTGCAGTCAATCCACCAAGTGTATCGCGAAGAGCGGCTGCTACTCCGTTTACATTGATGGTTGATGTTACCTGTAGAGACTCGACGCCAACAAGGGCAACGTTCTCAAAGGTTTCAACGAACATCTTGTAGTCGTTGGTGCCGACAAGTGTTGAGTCACGGATAACTCCAAGATCCAAAGTGCCGCCATCAAGGAACAAGAATGATCCTTCAGCAAAGATGTACCAAACGAATGTATCTGGGAACTCATTCATTGCGCCAGAGCTCTGTGCTGCAAAAGGAGAAGCTCCTGCTGCAGTATCTAGAGCAAATGTAGCGTTGATTCCGCGAGCTGCAATGTAGCCATCAATCTCTGCATATGCATTTAGAGTTGAATCTCCAGGCATATTTAAAGTTAGATCAGCTGCCATTGCGTCTTTAACCCATGCTGGGATAATTGCGCGAAGTGGAGCATCTGCATCTAGACGGTGACGTGCACGGTAAGCAGCAGAAGCACGACCTAGTTGAACTAGGAAGTCACGACCCATTCCAATTACGGAAGTTGAAGTAACGGCTGTTGATGCTGAACCGATTTTTGCCATAAGATTTCCTTCAGCCTCGCGAGCATGTTGAATCAAACCAAGCTCGTTGTGACGAGCGATTAATTCAGGATATGCACGGCTTAGAAGGTTACCGAATTGTAGTTGCAAAGTAACAGCATCAGTTGAGACAGTTGTCTCAGCAGCTGCGGCTACAGTTAAGCTCAACTTTGAAGCTGGGCTTGGTGTTTCTGCTGAATCGTTAGCAGCAGTCCATACACCAACAGCGCTAGCATATGAGCTAAGTACTGGTGGAGTGATGTAGCGAATACCGCCACGGTCTGCTTGGAAACGAGGTAGAGAATCACGGACTGGGCGCACTGCTGAGCCAAGACCGAAGATGTCGTACTTAACCTCGAAAGGTGCTTGATGTCCACCAGAAGCAACAAGTGCCTCAGGTCCGACTACAGCTTGTACCTTGTCCCAGTTAGCTTGTGCATCCTGATTAAGGGTGCGAGCCTCTGGAAATTGTGTAGAGATAGAAGCAACAATGTGTTGTTCTCCATCTCCACCATTTACACGGCGTAGGCCATGTAGACGCTTGGCCATTGCTTCTGCAACTTCTGCCATGCTTGAAATTGAGCTGCCTGCTGTATATCCAGGAATGTCAGCGCCCGCAGTGATTGCCACTGTTGCTTCTGTTGTCCGAGATGTTGGGCGGCGGTCAGCCGGTACCTCAATGTTGAGGTTATCTGCGTTATCTGCAGCGGCGGTCACGGGTGCCTCCATAGTTTCTTGTGCTGTTTGCACAGTTTCTGTTTGTGTTGGTGTTTCAATGATTGCTGCTTCAGCACCTTCAGTAACAACAACTGCTGCTTCAGCTGCAGGAGCATCTTGCGATACTGCTACCTCTTCTACAACTGCTGCTTCTGCTACTACTGGTACTTCTGCTGTTGTTGTTGCTGGTGCTTCTTCAGCAGCTGCAACAACTGTTTCTTCCACAGCTACTGCTGCTTCAGTTGTTTCTTTAACTTCAGTCGAAAATTCAGATTTCTTATCTGCTTCGGTTGACGCTTCAGTCATAGTTTTTTCCATTTCCTTTTCTTCCTTTTTGTCTTCTTCCATGTCTGCAGGAGATTTTTCATCTTCTACTTCTGGAGTAACTTCTGGAGTTGCAGGCATTGCTGCTGCTTCTTCCATTTTTTTCTCCTCTTCCATGGTTGGGGCAGGAGTTTCAGAAACAGGTGCTTCTTCAGTTACAGGTGCTTCTTCAGCAGGAGCGGCAGGAGCCTCTTCATGCATTGCAGCATCTTTAACTTCAGTAGTTTCCATGTCTTTATTTTCGTCTTCTTTTCCGTATACGCGATTAGTTGCTTCTGCTGCTTTTTGAGCAAGTTCTACAGTTGCTACCTCACGACGCTTGATTTCGTTTCTAACTCCATCGAGCATGTCGGCAAGTGACGTCATAGCGTCAACTGTCTGCGGAGTAGGATCCTCCTTCTCGACCGATTCAAATTCGCTGAGGATAGATGCCTGAAGTTCACTAACTTGTTCGTCAGTGATGTCAGACAACTGATCCATCATTTGTTTGATTTGGTCCACTACTGTCCCTCCTTAGGGTCAGTTAGGATAGGGCTTTTCCCCATCTCGCTGATCAGTCGAGGCTGAGGGACTCGCGGACGCAATAGATGCGTGGAGGCACTCCACCTAATACTGAATACTACATTAGTTCTTATAGTGTGATTTTCTTTTTTGTACTGTTTTTACCGATTAGGTAAGTAGTCTAAGTAACTTAGACATTTGACTAGATATCTCGCTCTGGCTGTAGACCTCTTGACCTGACATAAAGTCCTTCATACCTTTAGTAGCAATATCTGCGTCTTTTTGACCAATTTTATTCTCAACCCTAGTGATCATTTTTTCCATTAGATCCTGTAGGGCAGGTGGTACATCACTAAATCTGATCTTCTGAGCATCTTCTCCAAAGGCAAAAGGTAGGTTAGCAATAACCTTGCCTAATTCTCCAGCACTGTTTCTAACATTGCCTATAGCCTCAGCGTTAAGTGCTCCTGTATCTAATCTATCTACAATATCTAGCAAATCGCCAGCAGCCTTGGCTGCTTCAGCGTAGTTACCAGCATTATCTAGATTATCAACCTCTTCAATCTTCTTTAATGCAGCATCTGATCCAGCATCACCTAAGTCCAGTTTCAACCGAGCAAGCACTTGTCGAAACTTCCCTGTGGCATCACGGGGTTGGGTTTTAGGTGTGTATTTAGCTCTGGACTTTTCTGCGTCTTGCTTACTCTTAACTTCTTTTTTTAGTATATCTGTTTCTTCATCTGTAAGACCTTTTAGATCTTCTTTTGTTAAATCAGGTGTACCAACAGGCCCACTTTGATCTACTACATAAGGATCTTTTTCAGCAAATGTTTCAGAATTGGCTAAAAAATCTGCTTCTGAAGCCTCTCCCATTTCATTTAAAATGACAACAATTGCATCTTCTGGCTCCCATTGAGCGTCATATAGATCATCTGGTTGTTGAATAATTTTGCTTACAGGCATTTGTAGTTGATCCTGTGGAATCTCCATCTGCTCCATTGTTTCTGGCATATAGTCACTAGAAAATTCTTCTACAGAATTATTCTTAGCTCTATCACGCTTAGCATGTGTTGCAGTGTAAATACCTAAAGCATCTTTATGACGAAGTTGACAGTAACCCTTAGCACGAGGACCTAGATATTTTGATAAATGCTTTACGCATCTACTCCAATCACCAGGTGCTCCCCAACGGATTTTTGCAGCTCCTTCGCCTCTTGTCCAGTAGCGACGGAGCGTTTCAGCGTTTCCCCGGTTACGATCCAAACCGCCAGCGGCAACAACTGATTCAACAATAGAGATTCTTGCTCTTAAACTAGCAGCAATACTATCTGTATCGTTTACGGATGCTTCTTTCCAGTTCTCTGGAATTAGATCTTTTCGATCTAATTGACGAGCCATCTTTACAATATGACGGCGAACCAAACCACGATTTCCTGGCTTAGCACGTCCATATGCATGAACAGCATTTTTTAGATCAGAAACATTTCTAATTGGGAATGACCCATCTGGAAGTGCTTTTTTATCTTTTGCTAATTCCATACGTTGTTTGCGAGTAATGACTGCTAACTCTGAATCTGAGTTATCAATATTTTGAAGCATATAAGAAGAAGATTCTTCTTTCATCTTATTTACTCTATTAGATAATTCAGATGCTTTAATAGCAGCAGTAATTGTTCTCATTCTATCTTTAGCACTATTACTAGCCGCAATTAATGGTGCTTCTAGTTTATCAATTCGAGTATGTAACTCTGCTAGAGGATCATTCTTTAGTTGAGCAAGAACGCTTGCGCCAGCAGCAACAAGTGCCATAACTTGACCTGATGCAACACGAGCACGGGCAATTGGGAAGCCAGGAACATTTACCTGACAAATTGCTACAAGTTCTAGAGCACCTTTAATTGGTCTCCAATCTCCTGACGGAGCAGAGGCACGTAAAGCACGAATTTGTTCTGGAGTTGTGCCAGGGCGAAGTGCTCCTGAAACCCAGATGCCATAAGCATCTTCTCCAGCATGTACATCTGCTACTGCAGATGCTGTGTCGTCATAATGACGAACTGCTTCTGAAGCACTTGCTTCAAGAGAAGCATGTCCTCCAGCTAAAGTTAATTGTCCAACTGGAACATCTGTTCCATCGTCAGCACGTACAGCACCAGTGTGGAAGTATGCATAACTGCTCTTACTCCGAGGAGGACGAGTTCCATAAGACATTCCAATATGATCTACATGCCATGCAGCAATGTGACCATACACTTGACCTTCATCAGTTACTGTTAGTGCGGTTGGTTTTTTTAATTTTGGGTTAGCAAACCAATCTTTCGGTGGAGTAACTGGTATTGACCCAGCCACAATTCCACACGCTACTAACGCTGATGCGTCTAAAGGATTTAATCCTTCGACATACACTCCATCAGATATCACTTCTTCCTCCTGCATTTCTCCGCTTTGGTCTGCGAGTTCTACTCGACATTCCTGAAAAGCGGGCTTGGGGACAAGAGTTACAGCCATAACCCTTGCCTTAGTTATGTTCATTTTACCTGCTCCAACTTTTTTGTTAGAGTCATTTTCAGCATTTTCTTTTTCTTCATCTGCTTCAAACATGTCCATATCAGCAGAAACTCCACGGATGAAGCCTCCACGAACTAATCTTTCCGCTTCTTTTCCGTATTCTCCAGTATCAAAATATCCTCTGGCATTTCCAATACCTTGTTCTACTCTTTCCATCTGAAGAATTGTTCCAATTACAACTGATCCAGAATGACCCTCGCCAGTCTTAATTTGCCATAAAAATGGAAGAGGAAGTTCACGCATAGTAATAGCGCCTTTTTCAAACTTACGACCATCTCCAGACTCTATGTCTTCTGGGATAACTAAAGGAATAACAAACTCTGCTCCTTTAAAATCTTCTATCTCTGCTCCTGCTAAGACAACTCTGTTTCTGGCATCCGCTGCTCTTGCTTTAAGAGAGGTTGCTTCGAGTATGGCTTCAGAAGGAAGTATAAAATCTGTGCTAAACGCGTCCGCTCTAACTCCTTTTTTGCCATAAAGTTGACGATGCTCCTTATCTCCAGTCCACATGCCAGTTGCTTCTTTATGACGCAATGCACAGTAGCCTTTTGCTCGAGGACCCATGTATTTTGAAAGTTGGCGAACGCAGCGGGTCCAATCACCTGCGGTATTCCAACGAATTTTTGCTGCACCTTTTCCATATAACCAATAACGACGAAGTTTTTCAGCATTTCCTTTGTTACGGTCAATTCCTCCAGCAGCAATTAAGGAAGAAATTATTGAATCTGTAATATATGCAGATGCAGTTTTAGCAGCTGAATCTATTTGATCCAAAACTATTTTTAAGGTGTCATCATCTAAGACAACAACTGGTGGAGGTGTAGGACTCTTTAAATCAGAAAGAATTGAGTCATCTTTTTCCCATACTCCTGGCTTACGCTTCCATGTGGAAGTTACAACAGAGTCTTTACTAGTAGGTATTAATGAAACTAATTCCATTACCGCTTGAGGGTCATCAGGTGAAACAATTGCCATATAAATTGGTGGAACATCTGAAGTATCTGGCGTTAATGCTACAGATGCAGCAGAGGTAAGACCTTTAGCAGGTTGTCGAAAAGCAGGTGGAACTTTTAATCCAGGGGAAGGAGTTAAGTCTTTAGTTGGCTTGTAGCCTTCTATTGAAGAAGGATCTACTTTTGGTTGATACCAAATTGAATTAGGATAAGTAGTTTCTCCATTTACTACAACTTTTTTCTCTAAAAACTTTCTTAAACTTGGATCGTTATAAGCATTAGGAGTTTTTGTTTCTGTGCTAACAGCCGTAGGAGCGCTAGGAGAAGATGCTTTTAATCTTTGATCAGTGCTCCACGCTGGAAGATCATTTAATATTGTTTGAACTTGAGCAGTGTTTAATTGAGGAAGTTTTCCAGGAAGAGTGGCATTAGGGGAATCAATAGGAACTCTAGGCTCTCCTAAAATTCCTTTAGTAAGTTGCTTAGTAGATGTTAAAGTTTTTTCTTGTGGAAGTGGTTTAAAAGTATCTGCAGGCTCTGTAGTATTAGCAGGAACATCAACATAATTTCCATTATCTAACTTAACCTTAACGCTTTGAGTAGCAGGGTTAATAGATTCAATAGTTCCTGAATACTCTGGCTTTTTACCAATAACAACTCGTCCACCAGACTTGGCAAACTTACCTATAGCATCTCTTACCTGAGAACGTGCTTTCTGAGAGCGCTCTTCTGGAGTGTAATTTCCATCTTGATTAGTTACAGGAGTTCCTGCTGTCGGAGCAGTGGCAGCAGTTAAAGAAGAGTCTGAAAACTCCTCATACTCGCTATACATATTTTCATCATAAGAAATCTCATTAATTAAATCCCAATCAATTTTATCCATCTCATCTACAAATATGTCAGACTCTTCTTGATTAATTTGAGATATAGAAATTGATTTCATAGGATTAGAGTCTAAGTTTCCTGAAACAATAATTGCAGTTTCTGTGTCTACAGGAACATGTATTTTCTCAACCATGTCATAGGGATCATCGAGGCTTTTATCGTAAGTGTAAAAATCATAGTTAATATTTCCAAGATCTTCCCACATTGCATCGTCCCAAACAAAGACTGATCCGTCTGTATTTACTTTATATAAGCGATCAATGCCAGTACCATCTAAACGAATACGAATGAAGAATTGAGGAGCCATATCTTCTAGCAACATCTCTGATTCTATGAAAGAGTTGAGTTCTACCTTTTCTGGAGACTCATAATCAGCCATAACAAATTTATATGAAGCAGTAATTGAGTTAGCCTGAGCTTTTTTATTTTCACGGGCAACTATTGCACTGGCCCAGCGTTCAGCAGCATCTCCACCCCAAAGAGCCCAAGCGATGCGTCCATTTGAAGGATAGCCAGGTTCTGAAGGCTCGTAGCCTTTTCCTTTTTTATCTACTTGATGACGAGGGAAGTACTTAGCGATGTGACGAATTTTTCTAATACCAATTTGACCACCACGAGCAAGAGTTCTAGCAGTATTTAAACCTACCGATGTGCCACCGCGATCATGCTTTTTACGCCACTCTAAGGCACGTTTTGCCTCTGACTGAACTGATTTTGGAATTGTGTATAAACGGTCATTATTTGAAAAAATTTTTATATCTAAATCTGATATTGCAGCGGTTGCTAACTCGTAAGTAACAGAGGATGGATTCTCTTGGCTATCATCAAGAGTGAAAGAGGCAATAAGCGCATCTGCATAGTCAATAGAAGAAACTAAATTTCTTTTCTCGTCAATTACTACAGCCTTGTTTTCAAGCACAAATAAGGCGTTATTCCCACTACGACCTATAAATTGCAACTTAAACTCCGTCTCTTTTACTTCGCTGACTCGTACTCTTTTAGTTCGTTTATTCCAATAGCCTCGCTGGAACCTTCGGCTTCGTCGTATACGGCTATAAAGGCGGGGTCAACATATATGACCATTAAACCATCAAAATCAAAGTGGTCATCCTCGTCAGATAGCTCAATCCAGTCACCATTCTGTCTGTAGAAAGTGCCTTCATCTGACTCGTAAATTACTACTACTACCTCATCAAATTCTGTATCAATCAGTGCATACAAATCTGAAATGTTTTCTGGTTTATCTGGTGTGAAAGCCATAACTACTCCTTTGCCTTAGAGTCATCAATTGGACCACCTGCAACCCAAGCGTTACAAGTCCTGGAAGCGGCGCATTTAAAATCAAATGCTTCGCAGTAACCAAGTTCAGCAGCATCTACAGCGTCCCAAGCGTTATCTTTACTTGATCCACCTTGCTCAATGCCTTGAGCAATGCAGTCTTTCATTTTAGTAGTTGTAATAAACATTACGCAGTTTCCGCAACGTGACTTTTTTGCTTCATCTATTGTTATAGACCAGCGTGTTGATTTTTCTTGCCAAAACTCTTCATTTGGTTCTGCTGGATTTAGTGGACCATAAGCAGCATCTTTAATTGCCTTCTCGCGGTTAGCAAGATTGATGGAGATATCTTGTGTTGCAGGAGGACAAGCATCTGGTGCAGCAGCAGTTACGGGTTCTACTGATTGATTTTCATTTCTTATTTCTAATGAGTCTTGAGCATCACTAGTCTCGTCAATAACTGCTTGCTCAATTGTGTCGTAAGGTTCTGATATATCAAAAGGCATAACAGATATTTTGCTCATGTTTTCTGAAGCGAGCACTGCCCAGTCGGTTGGTGTTGTAGGCATTTCTACACCAGAAGCTGCGTATAAATCTTTTGCCATATCAATTCTTTCTTGAGTAAGACCATATGAATCTATAACCTCTTGTGGTGCAGCGTAAGCAACATCAGTATCAGAAGCAATAATGGAAAATATATGATCTCCATCTTGAATAGGCAGGTCAGAGTTTACGTATGCTCTAAATATTTCTATAGCCATTTTTTATCTCCTAATCCCTTCCTGCTAAGCCAGTACGCCATTTTTCTTTAGTTATACCTTTTAGAGCCTCTAAACGACTAATAACTTCGTCTAAAGTTGCTTTACTAATGTCAGAACCATACATTCTTTTTAGTGCTTGTATTGCTTGTTGAGAGGTCATGTCTATTAATTCTTTGTATGCAGTTGCTCCAATTTGTTTAGCCACTGCCCTATTAATCTCTCCACCTGATCTAGCATCTCTGCCCTTCATATGGGTAAATGGATCTGTAATACTTCTACTACCAGCACCATTTAAAAGTTGAGCAAAACCATGATCAATTGGCAAAAGTTGTATTTCTTCATAACCATTTTTTTCTACACCCTTATTGTCAACCACTCCTGCTAAAAAGTTTTGTACATGTCTATCAGTATTGTAGATAACAGCATCAAGTACTGCTAAACCAACTACATCTGCAAGAGAGGCTCTCTTAGCAACAGTCTCTATTGAAAATTTACCAGGGAATTCGTCAAACAGCACTGGTTTATTTTTAAAGTCTATTCCATCTCCAGCATTTGTAATAATAACTGTTCTAGAATCATTTGGATGTTTTTGAACATATGCTGCACCTGCAATGCCTAGAGACTGAGCTATCTTTGAAGAAACATACTCTGCATCAGCTGCTCCCTCTGTTTTCTCTCTCTTAAAGTAAACAACTTGACCACTTTGTCTGTGTATAAGTCTAAAGTTGCTACCGCTATTTATACCTTGAGAAACTCTTTGAATATCAAATCCAGTATCGTTTCCATCAATAACTAATTTTTTACGAACTCCTGAATCAAGGGACTTACCAAAATTTAAAATCTTTGTAGGATCTATGTTTAGCAAAGCATCTGCTGGTCCAATGTTAGATCTATTTGGGCTGTAAACCATTTTTTCATCATGAAGTGCTTTTACTAAAGTAGCAATTTCATTTATGTTTTTTGCGGTCTCAGCGCCATCAGCACCCTGCATTCCATCAGGATTCCTAATCTCTTGACTTGCATATTGAGCTAAAGCCTGACGAGCCTTTTGATCTAGTTTTGCTAAAGAAGCACCACCTTCTAAAGCAAAGAATTCTTTTAATTGCTCTTTATGGGGTTCTAGATAAGAGTTATCTCGATAGATTTTATCTAAGGCAAAGGCAGAGCGTAGTTTGTTAGAGGCATCAAATTCATTATCTTTATTATTAACTCTTTTTTCTGCTTCAGCAACAGGATCAATAAACTCCATGTTTGCTTTAGCAAAAGGCTTTTGATTAGCAGTTTGTCTTTGTTTAATAAGTTCATTAAGTTGATCTATCTTATCTCCCAAAGACTCGTATCTAGCATCCCCTGAGTCTTTTAAGTATGTAGATACTTGAAGTAAATCAGCAGGGTCAATTCCTTCAATCACTTGACCTTGATCCATTTCTTTAGCAAATCTCTCTAAGTAGTAAGCAGCCTCACTTGCTTTACGATTAGCGCCTCTTTCATTCCATTTAGGAAGTTTTATAGAAATTACCTTTACAGCCTCTTTAATTTTTTCTTCATCAAGAGCGTTTACATTTGCTGGAATTAAGTCATCTGGTATTGGCTCGTTTAATATTCTTTCATACTCAGCGCGTCTTTCTTTATCTTTTTCGTCCTTGTATTTTTCTATTTCTTTTTTAAAGTTTTCTACATAGTCAGCAAGAACTAATGCATTAGGATTATTTTCTAAATCTCTTACCCTGCGTAGTTTACGAATTGCTGAATCTAAAGGAGATGTAGAAAGGTCTTCTATTTTTTCTCCAGCATTTAATTTATTAACTACTTCATCCAGTTTTTTACCAGCGCCACGAACTTCATCGTTTGCTTTGTAATCTCTTGCTTTAGGGAAGTACTTAACTCTAACCCTCTTAAGTTCTTTTTGAACAAGTTCCTCATTCATATCAGCAGCATTAGGAACTTTTTCTGCTATTGGTTCTGCTTTAGGGGCCTCTACCTTAGGGGCATCTGGTGCAACATTTCTAACCTCGGGTGCAACGCGAGCAGGACCAGCGCCGTCTGCTTGCTTAACAATCATTCTTGACTTCCACAAACGTGGACCGTCTTCACCAGGGATTTGTACCCAAACATAGTCTTTGTAAACTTTTCCGTTACGACCAATTCCACCAACCTTTTTGGCTTCATCAATCTGATCTCCAGCGCGAACAAGAACTACACCCTCGCCATACATCTCATTCTTTTTTGCATTTCCATGACGAACTCTATCGCCAGGTTTTAAAACAATTCCATTTTTATCTTTATAGAAGCCTTCTTTGTATGCGAATCCACCTACATCACGCCCAGCAACTACTTCAACTCTTTTTTCTAGTGGTTGTCTTAAAGCGCGACCACGCTTTGGTCCATCGCCCTTATTCTCTTCTGGCGGAACTCTAAAATCTTCAGGCACCTCTCCAGTACCAAGACGACGCATATTACGAATAGGAGAGCGACGATCAAAGAAACGGAAATACTCTTTTTGATTTCTTGGATCTTTAATTAAAAACCTAACTCGACCAAAAGGTGCTGGTTGAATATCAAGAATCTCTTCATATACTTTATTAAAGTTATTCCATAAGAAATCACCAGTTTTTACATCTCTTGCTTTAGTAGGAGCAAGACGTCCAGCATTTGCTTCAACAAAAGCATTCACCTTGATTACTTCAGGGTTCTCTTCTACATATTTTTTATCTTTTGGCTCTTGATTATCATCAAGTTTTGCCTGCTCAACGGGCACGTTATCAATTTCTTTTGGTTGTTGGTTATCTTGATTATTGCCGATACCTGCTAAGTCAGCATCTAGAATTTCTTTTAAGCGATCAGCATATTTATCGTATGCTGCTTGATCTTTCCATTCAAAGTTTCCATTTGAATCAATCTTTGCAAATGGGCCATCTTCTGGTAAACCATTATCGTCATAGATTTCGATAGGTGCTTCTGCACGAGGACCGCCATCATCAGGCTTTAAGAACATAATGCCGTTATCTAGCCAATCAAGTTCTGCAACACCTTCTTGAATTTTATTTATTTGATCAGCAGTAGGTTTGTAGTCTCCAACAACTGCTTCTGGCTTTGCTTCTGGATTCTCTCGAGCATACTTAGCCTCTCTTGCGCGAATCTCTTCACGAGGGATACCTGTAGCATCTGCAATGTCTTGTAATGACTCTCCAGCCATACGGCGATCAAAAATTTCTTTATCAGTAATCTCGACTGCTACTGGTGAACCTTCTTTACTGTTCTCGATCTTGCTAAGAGTAAATGTTCTTCTATCTCCATTTGCATCAATTGCTCTTACATTAACATTTGAGTTTCTAGGATTCTCAAATACCTCTACAGGAAGAACTAAACGCTCAGTGCCGTTGTAAAGGAATGCAATTTTTTGTTTAGCGGCAATTGCTTCTCTGATTTGAGTCTCTAGTGGGACATCTCCATCAACAATAAGACGTACAGCATCGTCAGCAGGAATCTCTACATCGGCTAAATCATCTGCTTGACCAAGAAGTCCTTCTTCAGCAATCTTCTTTAACTCGGCGTTAGTGTCTATGCCTTTAAGTTGAAGAGCATCTCTAACTGCTTCTCCTGGCACGTTTGCAACAAAATCTTCCCCATCATCTGTAGGAAGTGCTATTACAGCAGCGCCTGGAACCTCATTGCCTGGCTCTACAGATCGACGTAACTCTTTTAACAAATCATTTGTAGCAATCTCTTGTGCTAAGAAAACAGGATTGTCTGAGAAACCTTCAGGAAGAATTGCATCAGGATTTTCTGCAGTTACTTCTTTCCATGCTGCAAATGGCTCTGGGCTAAGAGGGTTATAGCCTTCTGGCATCTGAATCTCTTCATTTTTAGGTAAGTATGGAATGTGATCTTTTGTCTCATTAAATTGATCTAACTCTTTTTGGCTAAGACCTTCTAGAAGCGGAGGAAGTGGAATCAAATCCATCTCTTTAGCATCAAACTTTGGTTCTTGAGTAGGAGGCTCTAAATCAGGATTTTGTTCTGTAACTTTTTTAAATGACTCGGCAAGTTCTGGAGTATTGCCAGAAATAATTTCTGCTTTCTTTCTAAAATCATTTAATGCTTTTTCATTGTTATCAGCACCAAGTTTTTTATCATAAATCTTTGCTAACTCCATAGGAGCATCAATTCCTGCTTCTTCTAAAGCAAAGAAAAGTGCTTCAGCAGGAACAAACTCATCGCCTTTAGCAAAAGGAAGAGCGCCTACTCCTAAAGCATTCTCCCCGTTTTCTCCTGGAGAAACTGCTTGCTCTAATGCAGCAAGTATGTCTCTTTCATCTTGCTTTTGAGCAAGTTCAATAGGATCATCTGTAAAGTCTGGGCTGTCTTCATCCACACGTCCTTGAGGATCATACGCAGAACCTTGCTTAATTTTATACGCCCCAGCTGGGTAGTTAAATTCAAAGCCACCTTTAGTTTCAACTGGAGCATCTGGTTGTTTAGGAAGATCTGCCTTCTTTTTATTATTGCCAGGGAAATCTCCAGCATCATTTATAACTTTTAGTTTCTCGCCAAAACTTTTCCACTTTGCTTGTTGTTGTTGAGAAGGAGCATCAACCATATCTGAAGTCATATAGTCATCTAACGCACTAGCAAATCCTTCTGGTTGAAGTTTTTCGTCTAAAAAGAAATTAGCAATCTCATCGGCGGACATTGAATCGATCTTGTTTAAATCTTCTTCTTTATACCCATAAGCAGGAGCAAATTTTTTGATCTCTTCACGAGCCTTTCGAGCATACTCTGTAGCTCTTGCATCTTTATCTTTTTCTACATAAGCCCAGTTCTGATAAATCTTATCTTCCAAAAGATTATTTGTATCTTTAACTGAAATCTCGCCTTGCTCTACAACTCTTGCTACAAAGTTATCTTGCTTGTATACGTTCTCTAAATCTGCTGGCTCTGTTGCTCTGCGTAACATAAGGGCATTGTTTTTCTCTTCAATATCCCAGCCTTCAGGAACAGTCCGATCTAAAGCATCTACTCTGTCATCAGCATTCTTCTTTAACTCTGCTTTACGATTTGCAAGAGCGTTTTCTTTATCCTTTTTCTCAGCCATAAGTTTTTCATATGCATTTGGCCCTGGTCTATCTTCAGCAGGAATTAAGCCTTGTCTAAATGGAAGTTTTGCTTCTGGATTTAGTATCTGATCTTCTTTTCCTTCTAGTCTGTCTTGAACATCTGCCCAAGTCTTTACTACACCAATTTGCTCAGCGGACTTAGCGTTTAGTATTTGATAATCTTTTGTACCGTCATCTTGTTTAGACACAAAAACTACAAATTCTTTGTTAGAATCTACATATCTCTCTACTTTATCGCCAAACTCTTTATATTTTTCATCTTTTTCCCAGCCGTTAGGGGCATCAAGAAATACTAAATCTTTTTCATTTATAACTTCATCAGTTACGCTTGGAATTATAGGTTCAGGAGAGTAGCCATCTGGAGTAGGTAGAACTGCTTTTATATATTCACCTTTTGCAGGATTTATTTCAGCGATTTTTCCATCTGGAAACTCTACTTCTACATCTTTACTATTTTTAGCGTTGGCAACTACTCTTCCACTAAGACTAAATACATTTCCGTCAAGGCGACGAATGAGAGCACGAATGCCTCCACCTTCATAAGCAAATCTTCCTTTACGATCACGACGTTGACGTCTAGCACGAGCACTACGTGACTCAAAAGAGTTTCCATCAGATGCTGCAATTAAAGCCTCGCCTGGAATCATTCCTTGAGGAAGTGAAAGTAATATTGAAGTGTAGTAAAGATGCTCTACAGATCCTGGTATTGATTCAAATGCTGAAGCAAGAACTGCTTTTGCTCTTTCATCTGTAATCCTTGGATCAGCAGCAAACCAACGAGAGCGTGCAATTCTTAATGCACTAGCAGTCATTGAATGCTCGCGAGTTGAGCGTGGGTGAGAGATTGGTAATAAATCTGTATTAGTTGCGTAGAAGAAATCACTTTTATTATGTTTAGCAAGTGATATGTACTTATTAAGTTCTTTCATTGCTAAGTGCTCGCGAAGAGATAGTGGCAATCCTTTGCTCTCTTCTAAAGAGCGCATAACTACAGAAAAAGCAGCTTTTTTAGTAATCTTTCTTGCAGTAGATGTTGAAAAGTTAGCATTATCTACAACTGACAAAACTTTATCTCTTAAATCTACTGCTTGCTTAATAGCAACAGCACGACGACCTTCAGGAGTGATGGCATAACTAATTCTTCTTATTCTACTCATGCTTGATCCTCCTCTTCTAGTACTGGAAGCAAATCTGCATCTAAACTACCTTTTCCTAGTGAAGCAAGAAGTGATGCTCTTAAGAATGGATCTTCTCCATTTTTAACTGCTCTTAACCAACTTGCTCTAATTGCAGGCTCTGCTTCATATCCATAACCTAGATACTCAGTCATAGCAAAAATTGCATCTTCTACAGTTTCATAATCTTCTTTGTTCTTTAGTAGAACATTTAACTCTTGATCTATTACGTACTCATCTAATTCATCTTTTACTTCAGTTAGATTTTTACTGCTTTCTACATTAACAACTCCGTCAGGTATTACGGCAAATCTACATTTTCCTGTTGGCTCAACTGGGAGAGCAATGATTTTACAATTTGAACCCCCAGCATATAGAACGCAATTGGCGCAAGTAACACCAATAGAAGCAACTTCATTTTCCGCTGGCGGCGTGTAGCCTGCCCAAATACCTTCTTCGTCTTCATTAAATTTTCCATACTTCTGCGAGATCTCGATCAATGCATTTGCTAAATCTTGTTCTTCAGGAACTAAACCTGCTGCAGTAATAGAGTTTGATTTTTTAGTGCTACGAGGATGAGAAGATGGTAGCAAATCATTGTCTGACTTATAAGCAGCATTTGTTGGTCTGCCAGACTTAAGTAGTTTTAGAAAAGCATTTACTCTTCCCATTGCCCACTGATTACGGTTCATACCAGGACGATGAGAAACAGAAAATGCTCCAGCGCCACGACGATAAACTGCTTTTAACATACCTAAAGTTGCTCTTCTTCCTTTAGGACTTTTCTCGTTATGATTAGAGACTTTCTCTTTAAGAGAGTTCTCTACTGCTTTAGAAAAAACAACTTTACGAGAACCTGATGCAGATCCTTTAGAGTTTTTATTTGAGCCTTTTATTTGATCTTTTTTAGGGGCAGGTTTTGAACCAGCGGCAGCAGAAATAGAGGTAGTTACAGGAACATAATCCTTACTACCTTCTTTTGCCCAGTTAGAGGGCGCCCACTGCTTTGCCATTTTTGTTATTTACATTCCTTGGTAAGTAGTTGCTTTTAATTGCCAATCCCATTTGGCATGCATATCAATACGCTCTGCAATAAAGTTTGCAATACCTTGCTCATTTGCTTGGTTTGCTATATCAAATGCTTTTCTTAAATCGTTAAGCATTACAGCATTATAGATAAGAATGTCTCTAGCAAGATCTAAACACATATAACCTACATCTGTGTCTTCAATGTTTGACATACGAGCAAACTCAACTAATCGATATGGAGATATGGCTCCAAGTTTTCTTATGTTTTCAGCAAAAGGATCTATAGATCCATCAATGTCTTCATATATTTCACCGAAGAACTCATGAAATTCTGGGAAGTCAGGTCCCATAACATTCCAGTGCGCTCCTTGCACTTTATGAGAAAGTACCACAGCATCACTAAGACCAACTGCTAAAGCATTAACTAGTTCTGGTTTTTCTACGTTCATTGTGTAACTCCTTGTTGCTCAGTTGGGGGTTGTGTTGCTTGTTGTAAAACTTGTTCTACCTCTGGTGGCAGAGGAGCAACAGAATTTTCTTGCTGTGTATCTCTAACTGCGTTCATCATTTCTGGAGCAACAGTGTTTAACATTGCTTCTGTTAACTCAGGGCTAATTGCTCCCTTTTCAGAAAGCATTCGGATAGCAAGTTCATTTGGTGTTGGTGCATCCATAGATGAGAATCCATGGGCACGGCGCCATGAATCGTAAGAAATAGCACCACGATCAAATCCTGAGTCAGCATCGGCTGCTTTATCATTTCTAGTAGCAACTGCTGAAGGGTCATACCAAACAACAATTCGATCTACTTCTGATTCAGTAAATCCTTGTGCCTTAAGGTATGGGCGTAAGTAAACAACTGTTAAAGCATCAGCAATTAATAACATTAATGGTTCGATGTGTGCCTTATATAGTGACTCATCGATTTGAAGTGCGTTTGAATACTTAACATTTGCTAGACCAGTAACAACATCCTTAGGAACATCTAGTCCTTGAAGGATTCGCTCTAATACTCTGTCGGCGCGAGAAGCAAGTGCTGGATCAAATGAACGCTCAAACTTAAATTGTTTAATCTTGTCGCCAAGTTCGGCAGGACCGCGGATAATAAGTGGAACTACTGCGCTAGCAGACTCCTCATCACGAATAGGAGTTGTCATAGCGTCAATTAATTGTTCTTCAAACTCATCCTCTGCTTCTTCTGCAGTAAATCCTGGGTTGGCTTCACTATCTGTGTCATACGGATAATCTGGGTCGCCACCTGCTGCAACTGACAAGCCATCTGGTAAATAAAGTGCACCAGCATTTAAGCGTGAACGTGCTGTAGCACGGAATGTTCTATTAAGAAGTAAAAGTTCTGCGCAAAGATCTAGCAAGCCACGAAGAGATGAATCTGCTTCATCTGAGTAACGAGGATGTGAACGCCAGATGCGTCCTACAAATGCACTCTTAGAAAGTTTACTATTAGGTGACATACCTCCACCAATACTTTGTTCTCTGCGACCAACAACATTAAATCCACCGCGAGTATCAGCCATTATCTCATCCACAGATTTAATATCCCAAGACTCTGGAACTCCTGAACCAACACGCTCTGGCATTTGAACTAAATAGCACTCACCAGCAACTGAAATGTTTAATGCAGCATCACGAAGAAGTCCTGCTTGTCCACCATAAGCGGAATCTAAACGAGCAAGTGCTCTCTCCGCAGCGGCTGCTAAACGCGGATCAATAACACTAGATAACGCAACTGGTGCTGGTGCTTCTGCAGCGTTATCGATGGCAGCAGCGTAGATACGAATACGAGAAACAACGGAAGCAACTAAGTTAAATGCATATTTTATTTCTCCAATAGCATCATAATATTCCCATGCTTCGGATTGCCATGCGCTAGATCCAGCAGACCGACGTTGTTTGAATTGTTCAAACTCGCCTTTATCATTAATTTTAATTTGTACTGCAGCAGCAGTTAAAGTTCTAGGTGTTGAGTAGGAAACTGATTGAGCATTAGAGGAAATAAATATTCCAGTAGCGCCTGTAAGTTTTGGTTTAATGTTTCTAACTATCTGAGTTGAACGAGTAGTAGACTTTTTTCTTTTTCTAACTTTCTTTGGGACAATTTCAGAAGCAGAAATAGGGGTAGGCTCTATTGGCTCTTGGTGTCTAAAAACGCTCACCCTTGAAACTCCTCGTCTCTGTGGCGGAGTAGAAGAACTATCACTTTTCTTCATACGCAGCCAACAAACCAGCAATAGCAGAGATTGCTAGAACAACCTCTACTGGATGTACTACATTAGGGATAATGATACGTGATATTTCAAGTAGTGATGCGACCCAAATTGCAGTACACCACATACAGGTAAATAGATAACCAAACTTAGATCTCTCTGGAGGAAACTTTTTCCAAATTGCATTTCTTAATTTAGAGAATATCTCGTCTTTAACAATAAGCCTTGCTATTCTATAGGTCGCAAGACCAGCCACTGATAACTCAAATAAATTGTCCATTTACTCTTCCCCTCCAACAGTAATTATTGACCCGTATGGGTTCCAAGACCTAAGCCTAGAGCCACATCCGCAGTTATCGTCTTTAGTAAATGCAATAAGTTTTCCAGACTCGGTAGTAACCCTATGGACTCTATCTATCTTGCTATGAGAAACATAAGTTTCATTGAAGACTACATTGGCTCCTGTAGGGGTATCTACAGCAATTAAGAGTTTATTATTCAGCAAGATTGCTCTACATCTATCTACATGCCTAGTGCCTGCAGGAGATGCGCCCTTAGGTAGAAGTTCATTTATATCCTCTAAAGATCCTGGTAAGGCTAAGGCGACCATCGCTGGAAATACATCAGCTACCACGTTCACACAACCTCCTTATACTCGGAAGGTATGTGAAAATCTTCCCAGCCGAAATATGATTTAGCGATTGTTAGGGGGACTAGAAGAGGTTTTTCTCTGGAAGCACCTTTAGGGGTCAACCATACATCTATGTCCTCTACTTTAACTACAACGGGGCATAGAGCCCAGACTTTATTTTTCTTAAGAAGATTTAATGGAAAAGCAATTGGATTAGGAGATTCCTTAGAGGTAATTGTTTCTAGACGTCTAGCGTTTGGTCTAGAACCTTGCTTATCTGGGTTTAGCCATACAGCAACAACTAGATCCTTATCTAAGTATGTTCCAGAAGAGTTCTTATATGTCTTAGCCATTGCTTATTCTTCTAGCCATGGCTCGATATGTAACTCCAGCAGCCTCGGCGATAGTAGCGGTTGCAACTCCTCGATTATGCAGACTCCTTGCAAGTTCAGTTAAAGCAACATTTGCTAAGGCTGGTTCACTGTTTGATGCGCTCTTTGATCTATAGCGTCTAGAAAGGCTAGAAAGGTGTTTTAGACGTGCTCTAACCTCGGGAGGCACGCCAAGAGATATAGAACGAAGTCTAGGCGTATCGGCGATAGGGGAAAGAACCGTTAAAGACTTGGATGGAGTTTCTGGAATAGGTTTTATTTGTTCCTGCTGGGTAGCATTCTTAACCCAGAAATGAACAGTTGATTTTGGTTTAGGCGGAGTAAAAGACTCAGCGATGATCCCCAGTGACCAGCCTGCTTCCCAGAGGGAGCGAAGGCGAGCAGTAAAGGCATCCTGGGAAAGAGACAGCAGAAACTTAATCTCTTCCTTAGGTAGTTTTGGTTTGTTTTTCACTGTTATATTTTACATTGTTTTTAAATGTCGTACAGGAAGAGGGCATTGATTATTGGACGAAAAGACAAAAATATGAAGGTTTCCATTATTTGCTTTTGGCCTGTGAGAAGGTTCTGCATGGATTTGAACATTTTCTAAATCGTTTCCGGAAAGTTTTTTAATGACACTAGACTTTTTTACTTTTTTAGGTTTTAAGGCAATAAATACTTTTATTTTTTATATGTATGTTTAGTATTGTTCTATAGGTATAGGCTTGTAGTCAAGGTTGAGTCGAGGTGGCTCAAGTTTGGTTAGCCTAGATATATCAGGGCTTAGATGTTTCACAACTAAATAAATTGTTCTAATGTTGAATGCACCAAAGCCACTGTTTATGGTTTGACTACTCTTGCCTTTATGTCTAACTATAAACCTGGAGTTTAGATATTCCTAGAACATTTACCTGACTAAGACACGCCTATAGTAGATACTTGACAACTATAAATACATGTGCTATCTTTATACCTATAAGCACAAGGGGTGCTTAGAAATAGGGGGAAAGAAAATGACACTTACACCTAACGACAAGGCGCTTATTCACACAGCCCTTTCTATGCTTGCAAACGATATTCGCAACGGCAACTCTCTACAAGTCAAAACAGATGTTGATTCAGTAAATGAATTAATCTTTAAAGTAATAAAGTAAATAAGAGTAAGACAAGCCCCCCGCATAGGGGGGCTTTTTTAATTCTAGTAGGCTATTGCTACCTTTGTATTAGCAAACAACTTCTTTAATGTGGCTTCGTTAATACCTTCACTACCGCAGAACTCTAGCAATGCCTTCTGGGTATTCTCTTTATACCAACCGCGTTTATCCATATCGGCATCAGCAAATCCTTTTGATATCAATTGCTCTTGAACTAAAGCAACTGACCTAGAGTTTCTTTCTTTGCTGCTAAGAACTAACTTAGACAACACAACAACTTCTCCATCTTGATAACTGGATGCTGCTGTAGATTTTTTACTTTTTGCTTCTTCAGCCGCAGGTGTTTCAACTACAGCCGCAGGCTCTGGAGTAGCAACAACTTCAACAACTGGCTCTTGCTCTGGCTCTACAACTGGATCTGGCTCTGCTGGAGTAGCAACAACTTCAACAACCGCAGGGGCTTCAGCCTCGTTAGGTGCTTCCCAACTGGCGGGGGCTTCTTGGTTTAATTCATCGCTCATTAGATTGCTCCTTCTGGGAACTTGGTAATCCATAAGTTATACATGGTTTGATCGGTATTACCATTATAAGGGAACTTACCTACCCCCCATGCTGACCAATCGCTTCCTTCGTTGCTCATGTAGTAAGCAATCTGGGCATTAACAACTGGGTCGAATAAGTCCTTATTAGAGTCAAGGTCAAACTTATCGCGCCGTGCTACGCCTAATCCACCAATCATGTTGATTTGGAATATGCCGTAAGAGTTATCTCCTGTTTTAACATTGCCATTAAAGGCTAGGGGGCGTCCATTTGATTCTTTCTTCACAACTGCCCACGCTACTTTGAGTGCCTTACCTTCGAACCCAATGGCGCTTAGCATCTTGACTAACTCTTCATCGGTGAAAGGAGTCTTCTGTTCAGAAAACTTCTTCAACTCTAAATTTCTAATTTTTACTTTATGCGCTTCTATTTCTTTATCAATCTGGATCTTTATTGCATCTTTTGTTTGCGGTGTCGTTTGTGCGACAGATGATTGAATATAAGTAGAGAAGATAGATACAGATAGAACAGCAATCAATATGCTCGCTATTTGTTCGACAACTCTATTACTGGGTTTGTGCATTGATTTTCCTTTGTTAGGGGACAGAGACAAGGTTGCTTAACTAGCCAACCCGTGCCACCCGCTTTGGGGAGACAGGTATTACAACTACCTTTCTAATGCGTCCGTAGGTCGTAAGTCGTTTGGTGCTTCATAGGTATCAGGTTACCACAAATAGTGCAGGAAAGTGAGGTTTAGGGCTAGCAACTCTCGCAAATGAGCCCATTTCGGTAGTCAATCTCCGCTACAGCCATAGATTTGCCACATTTCCAGCAAGAAATATAAATGATTTGCTTTTTCATGGTTTTCATCTAAATACCCCCCTTTAGGACAAATACTACCACCTTCCTGACAAATAGTCAAAGACACGCCGAGACAGCAAAAAACCCCCTAGTCCCAACCAAAGTTCTAGGGGGCTTCTGCTGAAAACTATCTTCTGGCTTACTTCTCTCTGCTAGACAAAGTAGCCGAAGCAATTGATGCAAGACCAAATGCCACCGTGTAGGTCATGTCACCCTGCCATGCTGACAGTAGAGTCGCAAGTCCTAAGACTATTGTTCCTACAGCAGTCCATACTATGTTTAAGTTGTTCATTTCTTGCCTTTCTTGTTGTTAGGTTTAGTCCGACCTCTCAAGCGAGAAGAGGGATCTCTTAGTTGCACTCCACCATTACGGATAGCCTTCCTAGCAGTTCTATAACAAACTCCTAGTTCAACCGCAACACTATCGATAGCCAGACCAGATGTATATAGTTCTGCAGCCTGACTTTCTAGTTTTTTACTTTTTGCCATTAAACCCAGACCATTGTTTTCTCTTGAAGGCTCTGTAAATTAATACTCCTACTAAAACGACAAGCGCCGCGGGAGTATAAACTGAGATATCAAAGAAGTTGCTAGATAAATCAATCCACTCGAACTGACATCTTAAGGTGTCGCACTCTGGAAATTGGTTCATTTTTACTTTTTACCTTTCTTTAGTTTCTCGGTTAGTTCTTGGTTCTCTCGGTATAGAACGCCATACTTCACAATAGAAAGCACCATTACAAAGCATGAACAAGCAAGTGCGATAACAATACCTATAAGTGTTCCCGTGTCAAGTATCATATTATTTCTCACTTCCTACTAGTTGTGGGGCTATATCTATTTCCTCTAGGTGAAAGATATACCCTTGTCTGTCTTTTCTCCTCGTGGCGCAGTAGATAAAAGTCCTACTTTCTTTGTTTTCCTCTAAGCAATAGAACGGTGCATGCTCTCCTGTTCTATCTTCATAAATCTTAAAATAGAACTTATTACTTTCTTTTCCTTTTCCTTTCCAAGACTCAAGAACTGTCCAGTTAGGGACTTCGTTCCATTTCTCAGTTAGTTGTTCAAGGTGATTATGCGTATCAGACATTTTTTACTTTTTCCCTTTCTGTTTTAGGTAATTCACCACGAGTTGCCTTTTGGAAACCTTACTTCTTTTATCTGAATAAACCCCTGCTTATCTGAAACCCAACTATGAACAGTGTCCCAAACCAACTCTCGCTTGGCTTCTACAATCCTACTTCTCGGTGGCGTCTGAGGATTAGATGATTCCCCTAATCCATTTTGAACGGGGTGATTAGTAGTATCTATATCTACCTCGATAGTGATAAGTGCTTTAGTCATGCTGTCCCCTTTATGGATACAACAGGTCTAGGCAGAATTGGTTCATCTGCTCTGTCGGCACTTTACACATCTCAGGTGTCGTTGCGTTGTTAGCCCAAACAATAAGACCGACCAACACAAGTGCTACTACCACTCTGCGTCTAATATACTTTGCCTTCGTTTTCATATAGACCCCCTTAGTCCTATTGACAATTTGCCAATAAGATAATTATACAGACTTTCCTGACAAAATCAACTTTCCTGACTTTCGGCGTGTTGCCCCTTTTGCTCATATATACGCATAACTGACCAACCATCTACTTCCATCTTGCTCGCTCTTTCTTCAGCGACCTCTAGCGAAGATGCTCGTATAACTTTTGTCTTGTTCTTTTCTAAGATGATCTCGTATCTAGGCATTAGTTTCTCCAAGCCTCAACGCTTGCCTCTTTAAGCCAATTCTCAAAGCGACCATTAAATAGGGCGTGCTTGCTTCTCTTGGTTCTAATCAAGTTAATGGCTTCATCTGCCGTATAACCTTCACGGATAAGAACTAGAGCCATGATCAAGCCTGATCTGTTCATACCTGCTTGGCAACGAATTAGGACACGCTGACCGCGTTTCCAATCCTCATGTGCCATGCGAACAATCGGCTTTAACTCATTAGGGTCAAAGTCCTGCATATCGCTATCGTAAAATCCAAATCTTAGTTCTTTCACAAACCAATCAACTGGGTTTGCTGAGGCATAAGCGGTGATCACTAAATCAAAATCTTTTTTACTAATTGCTGGTTTTGCTAGTTGATCAAAGATATCATCATCATCAGTTCCACCTTGCCATAAGCCGGGAAGAACCTCTGACCATAACTCTTTTGGATACTCAACTGTGTAAGAGCGTGGTGCTATTTTTGTTTCTAATAGTTCTAGTGCTTCATCTTCTAAGGAAAACATTTAGTTCCCCCCTTTCTTTTTATATTTTAATAAATAATTAGACTTTTGTCAAATTACTTTTTTTATCTAATTGTTTTTGTATTGCCTTGTTTATCATATTGTTTAAGAAATCCGCAGTTGCTTGATACTCCTTAGCACTATGACGGCTTTTGTGCCTCATGTGTTTAATACGACCATAGGTTCCTACTATTGCACTATCAGGTAAGCCTCTCATTGATTTCCCCTTTCTCTTACCTTGTTTCGTAAGAGTAGCACTTTCCTGACTTTTTGTCAAGAAGGCAACAATTTTCATAGTTGTCCTTCAGAAAAAGCGCTTACTTCCTACGCTCACTTTGAGCCCGCTTTGAAATCTATAAACAACTTACGAAGCCGCAAATAGCCAGGCTGCTGTATTTTTTTACTTTTTGCTATGACCATGCTGCTGTCAGTCCAGATTTACAAACAACTTTTGGATGTGCATACCGCCTTGATGAAAAAAATGTAAAGGTTTTTCCAATAAAAAACTCCCTGCCGTAAGGCAAGGAGTTAGTTTGATTTTATATTACGCAGATTCGCAGTCATGTCCGTAAGCGTATTCCTCACGGCTCATAGTTTGTAGACACTCACGGCACTTTATTGTTAGTAAGTCTACCATTAGTCTTCCTCGTATTCTTCATGTTCACCCTGTCCTATTAGGATTTCGAAGCCAGCGTTTGGATCTATGTGGTTAGTAGTAACCGCTTGAATAAATCTAAGCCCGCAAGAATTTGAATACCAGTTTTGCAAGGTTGTTAGCATTTCTTCAGGTGTTAGTTCTTTGTTTGTAATTAGTGGGTCATACCCATAGCCGCGCATCGTTTCTACTTGCTCATCGTCCATTAGCAAATAGATCTTGTGGCAAGTATCCCAAGCGATAGCCTTAGCATCGCCAACTCTTTCTTTAACTAGGTCGAAGTTCGCCATTTTATTTCCCCCTCTTTCAACACAGATACTATCATGTTGATAAGTTGTTGGCAAGTATGATGATCTGGTGTTTCTTCCTAGCAAAAAGTAAAAAATATATCTTCAGGTGTCAGTTGAGTCAGATCAAAACAACTTTTTAAGATCCGAAGTGCTGCACCGCGATATTGATCGGCAGCCCTGTGCTTGGATCTAACTTGGCAGCGATAGTTATTGCTTGTCTAATAACATTCTTGGCTGTGCCTAAGGTTTTCTTTTTATTGTCTAGGCTTGCCAGCATTGCTCCCATTGCGTATCCGCCCCCTGAACCTATGGCATATACGCCTGTTTCATCATGTGCCCATGAGAAGTCATCACCAATTTCGTAGATAGTTCCATTAACCGCAACCATTACTTGAGAGTCATGCTCTCCATCTTTGCTGTAAGAGTTCTCCTCGAAGCAATGTTTCATATCTTGGATAAAGACTGAGGAGATAAACTTGTCTAACTTTGCCCCGTAAAGGTTTGGATTTACGGCAGGTGGCTTAAAGACATGTGTAAGTATGTTGATGGCACGCATATCTCCAGCCGCACCAATTAAGTATGGACCGTTTCTATTTACTTTTCCATTATCTTTAGGCAGCGTGTAAATCTTGCTATTGTCTTCAGTCAGTCTTGCGTCATACCCTATGGCAGCCCAGTTCTCTCCCTGTATCGCTGCAATAGTTGTCATAATTTTTCCCCAATTTTTTACTTTTTGCTTAGTCTAAAAAACCGTCCCACAAATCTTCTCTAAGTTTTTCATACTTATCTCCGTGATATCCATTGTTTCTTGCAGAAATATCTTCATCTCTAAGTAGAGAGTCTAGCGAAAGAACAGCAGTAAAGTCCCTCTCGTCAAACATGATAACAATTTTTGTATCTCCATCAGCCGGATCATCAACAAGGGCGGCAATAAAGGGAACGGCAGAACCATTTGAGTGGTAATACTTATCTACAATCTCCATGGTTAAAAAATACCCTACTCTCAGAAGGGTGATTTTGTTGGATTAAACACCAAACCCCCCAGATCGGTGGGGGGTTGGCGGAGCAAGAAGGGGTGTGTTCTGCTCTCAACTCGGGGCGGAAAAGGGGATTAACCGCTACCCAAGGTGAGAATTAGTTTAGCCTGATTTTTTACTTTTTATTTGCTCAGACGCTCTTAAATCTTATCAACTATGGATATAGGAACTACGGCATTGGCAGAGTAAATCTCTCCCTTTGAGTTTGTTCTAGCAAACCTACCTTTAGGTTTATCAAAAGTAATAGTGATTTTACTTCTCCTGATAGCAACTACAGTTCCTTCATCTCCTATTAAAGACTTTGTTCCGCAACTGCTATTTAGAACAACCCTGTCTCCAACTACAAAATCCTTTATATCCGCATCTACCCTCACAATACTTAATCGCTCCTCTATAAGTTTTTTAAGGGGAAGTAATTGTTTATCTAGTTCTCCTTTAGAAACGGCATTACAAACTTCATCAAATAAATCTACAGCAGTCTTAATCATTATCTACCTCTGCTCCATCTTCATCTACAACTCCAATACTGTTAGCAACTGACGCTACATCAAAGCCGTAGTATTCTTTCATGAATACAGACGCAACGCGAACCGCAAAGTCATTTTCGGCTTCGCCTTCGTTTCTTAGTTTTTCGTCTAAGACTATGGTGGTCATTAGCGTAAAGTAATCGCCAACGAACATTACTGTTCGGCTTGGAAGTATGTTATCCATTTACGCCCTTTTCATAGTCAATCAAAGCCTTGAGTTGTTTCTCAGTTATCACACTAGTTAATCTACCAACTAGATACTCAACAGCGTTCTTTCCGTAGTTATCTCTTACTAACTTAGCAAGAGTATCCACTGTGTATTCCAACTCTACTTCTTTAATTGTCATGATTACTCCTGCTCTCTTAAATGTTCAGCAATCGTTTCAGGGTCAGCCCCAGCGGTGATAAGCACCTTGCGCCAAAGATTAGCAACTCCAACTTTGGTATCCATTAAAAAGAATAACTTATCCATAGAAGTATCCTTCTTATTTTTCCAGCCATCTATATCAGAGCCAAGCATTTCTAATAGCAATGCCAAACCCATATTTACGAAGCCAACTTCCTCTTCGTCTAACTTTAGTTCTAATACCTCAGAGTTCATTTGTTTCCCCTTTCCCTGATATCCGTAGTATTACATACTTACATAATTTAGTCAAGCACCCCTCGCTGTTTTTAATTGCCTACCCCACATAGCGAAATTGTTTATAGTTTTCCTGCACTAGGCATCTTGGTAAATTTTTACTTTTTGCTACTGCCGCACAAAAAAATCGTCAAGTTTTTTAATTATCTAGCAAGAACATAAATCTTATCTTTCATTACAAGAGGTTTATCCTCAGGACCTTTTACATAAGGGTTAATCCAAATACGCTTTTTAATTTCTCCCTTGCTTATGGGGTCTTTGTATGGTTGCCAACGCCAATGCCCGCCGACTAACCATCTATGCGACCAGTCAATTTTTTTGCTTTCTTCAGTTTCTTCACCACGCTCGTTGTAATACTTACGCTTTCTAAATTGAATAACAACAACTTCTGTCGGGCAATTCTCTCGCTCTAGTCTTCTTCGTTGCGCTCTATCACCTTTTTCTTTTGACTGCTCAACGATGGACTGCGACATTAGTAGCCAGTAAGCGTGAAGTATCCGCACTACATTTGTAGGGTTTGTAATTATTTTTTCTTTATATTCTTCCCACGCTTTATCTGAAAGTCTATTGTAGTCTAGAGAGTTATCTTTTTGCTCTACTCCATAACTTTTATCAAAAGTAGTTTCTTTAATCGCTTGTAGTTCTTGTTCTGTTAATTCTATTTCTTTAGAACCAACAGTAGTTCCTGGTTTTACTGTTTCACTTTTTATCCAATGGAAACGACCTATTTTTTTCAATAATTCTTGATGTGCTTTATCTTTATTAGAAATAATTTCAATTGCAACTTCGTCAGGCGTTCTAGCAGTATCGTTCCAGCAAGACATGGATATCACAAAATTACCTATTTCTTCGTTAAATATTCTTTCCCAAGTGATAACATTTATTAGAAGTTCTCTTCCTCGAACATCTATAAGTGGAACAGGTTTCTCAAAGTAAGCAAATCCCTTATCTGTCGGGGCAAGCGTTGGGTCAAACAAATCTGTATCATCTAGTTTCTGAGAAGCAAACAACACTAGGTCTGTCATTTCGTCTTTGATAAAGAAACACTCTGCCGACATACCAGCACGAATAACATCTTCTACATAAACTTCAATTGCTTTTTCTCTAAGAATAATATCTTCTTTTTGTTTGTGGGTAGATGCTAATTTTTCTTTGTAAAACTTTGCCCCTGAAGAAATCATAATGGTTTGCTTTACGAGTTCTTTCCATAGGCTATCACCGCACTTACTCTTAAAGTTAGCACGAATATCCAATGCTTCTGTTGGCTTCATATCTTTATTATAACAGGGCAATCACTTTTTCGCAAGTATACACGCATAAGTCATAAAATTGTTTATAGTCCACCAGAAAATTAAAAACTTTAATTTTTACTTTTTGCTACCACCGCATAAAGAAAAACCCCGCGCTTGGCGGGGCTTCTCCTTTTGTTTTAGATTTCGTCTTTTGCGTATTTCTTTGCTTCAGCAATAACTTTTTTGTGGATAGCACTTCTCATCTCAGAGAAACTACTTGCTTCCCAAGCGTGCTCATAAACACGAACCAACAGTTCTGTTAGTGGGTGCTTATTGTTTATCTCTGACGCTTTATTTAGGTTATCTAAAGCAAGTTCGCTTTCTCCACCCTCATATAAGAACGCTGAATAAATTGCGTATAAGTCAAGAAGTTCTGAACTATCTACCTCACTTATCATTTTTTTACATAGAGAAGTCATAAAAGGTAATCCAAAGTCTTTCGGCATACCCATAAAGTAATCACGAATAAGTAGATTTTTACTTATTGCTTTACTAGATATTTCTAACGCTTCTCTATCTAACTCATTTGTTTCCATAAAGTTAGTAGCAAGAAAGTTCATAGATTTTACTGCTTCACCTATTGTTAGTGTCTTTGTTGTCATTTTTCCCCCTTGTTGGGAAACCCCCGCAGTTAGCGGGGGCTTCTTTTTAGTTTTAGACATTACCGAGTTGTCTTTAGAATTGTGTTGGTGCTTTGTGAAGTGAAAGCCTCAACTAGCGGTAGAAGTTCAGGATTTTCCTGTAAGAACTTTTCTTTATCAAAGTTTGTGCGAGTTTGTGTTCCTACTTTGATAACGGAAACTCCGTCAATAGTGCCTTCCTCTGCGACACCAATCCATTTGTCGCCAACCTTCTTGTATCCAAGAAGTGAATAGATTTCGGCTTGTAGTTCTTTGTATTGGGCTTCTAAGGTTGCCTTGTCTGCCTTGTTTGCCTCAAACTTCGCTAGAAGTTCTTTAGCATTAGTTTCATCAAGAACGATTACTTTTGTATCGTTCTTAATGGTTGTAGTAGTAGTGCGAATTGCCACTACTGTATCTACAACACCTTTGACATTGTTTGTCATTGTGTCTTTCCTTTCGTTCTTTGTAAGAGAGAGTTTCTCACTTACATAACGCACAATACGCCCTTGCTCTAGGAAAGTCAAGTCTAAAAGTCAGGAAAGTCTAAAATATTTTTATCAACCCCGCAGCGGCAGCCAAGTGATTTTTTTACTTTTTGCTGTGCCAGATCTGCCAGGGCCGCAGACTTCCA